CATTAGCATTATCCTTTATCTTATTTTTTTCCTCCAGGATTGCCGGTGGCCGGATAAGCAGGCCTCAACTGTAAGTTGATCTACGGAACGTCACGTATTGGAGCATTGACTTTATCACATAAATAGTATATGATTATGTTAATGGATTTAACTATAAATTTATTATTGATAAGTCTTCCTTTTTTATTAGTATTAGCTTTACTGATTATGTGGAACAATGAAAAGCCTGGCAAATAAGATATATTATATTTGTGGGATATTGGCCATTATAACAGTATTTCTATCCCTATTATTATTACTTCTTTAGACACTATCTTTATCTATGAAGATATATGGATGACCTGGATTGCAAGCATTGTAGGTTTCTTTATTATTTGGTTGAAGTCTTAAATAAAGGGTCTTCCATAAAAGAACACAGGCAAACTATGTCTTTCGCCGGTCTCTATAGGTGTTACCCTATGGCCTAACCAAGCAGGGAATACAATAACAGTTCCCTTTTTCATATCTATTGTAAAGTCTTCTATATCATGTTTCTTTATTTGAAACTTACCACCTGTAAATTCAGATGGTTCATTAAGTAATATAGTCATTGATATTTTTCTTGTAAGATTATGTAATGGATCAGCAAGGTTCTTTATTACACTATTGTGGCCACATATTCCGTCTCTATGCCACATGTATTGATTACCTGGTTTATAATTATGTAATTGTATTTGTTCACCATCTATACTGTAATGCCAACCTTTATCATTAGCTTTATTCATATAGTGGTATAATCTTTCAAGTAACCAAGGATCGGTTTTCTCACATTCTATTATACGTTTTATTTCTTCGTCATTAAAGGCGTTATGTTCCTGGTAGTATAAAGGATCAGATTCTTTCTGGTATTTAAAATGATTATTACTATCAGGACAACTCTTTGGTTTATCGTTGGTCATCCATTTCATACAAGTATTTAGGAGTATTAACTTGTTATTATTATTCTATTAGACACTAGGCCTATAAATCTTACAAAACATATATAACGGTGTTGAGTTTCAAGGAAGGCTCCAAAGCCCTATAGGCCGGACACTGATCGGTCATTGATTACTAATCGCAAAAACAATTTTCACTTTTTACACTAATCTTTTATAAATATAAGTGTTGGTATTTACCAACTATTTCATTCTATATCTAATATTTCTGACGTGATTTATTAATAAAAAAATAAATTGTAAGGAGATATAGTGGAGCATAAAAATAACAAAGTAACATATCACGATATTAAGTATGCTTTGTTGGCATTTAAGAAGAAGGCACCGAAGGTACCGAATTATACGTGTACAGACATTGATAATATAATTATGACTCTTGAACATTTACATAATGGCACGAAGAAATTAACAAAGGTCCGTCTTGATGTTTTAGAACGCAAGTTGGAACGTCTACGATCTTCCAATGAAATGCTAAGAGACTCGGGTATCTATTGGTACGGTATCTGTAAAAAGCTATTAGCGCAATATGAAGGTGAGTTAAGTAAAAAAAATCGGAATTAAGTTCCGATAGTTCTAGGAGGAACGAAAAATGGGAGAATTTTTTCTTGTTATTATGATGTGTATAGGGACTGCTTGTCAGACGATACACAACGAAGTACCATTTGAAACATATGATAACTGTTATCAACAATCAGTGGTGATAAGTCAAGAGTATAATAAAAAATATCCTACTAGTGTAGGTCAATGTTATTGTTTAACAAAAGAGCAATATGAAACTTACCTAAATAATACTACAGAACAAGATAGAAGTATATTAGGTGAAGAGCCTAAAATAGGTAAACAAACTGGTATGCCTATCTAAAGGAAAATTATGATTACATTAACGGAAGGTGCGAAAGCACATTTAAATATTTTAAAAGAAAAACATAAAGTAGATTATGTTAGACTAGAAGTAAAAGGTGGTGGCTGTGCAGGTCACGAATACGAATGGTCATTTATACCAAACGAATTTGAAAAGACACCAACTAAAGATGATATTATAGTTGACAATCTAGTAGTAATAGATAATCTATTTGAAATATATGTCGCAGGTATGGAGTTGGATTACAAAGAAGAAATCTTTGGTAGTTCTTTCCAATTCAAAAACCCTAATACTAAATCATCATGTGGTTGTGGAACATCTTTTAGTATTTAACTAAATAGTTTTATATTATGATTGAAACGAATAGAGAAAAGATAGACATGTGTTTTAAAGAACACGGTATCAAAATAAAGGAAAATTCCTTTTTTGATAGAAGACATAAACGTTTAAACATTGATCTATCTCATAGGTGTCCATTAGAATGTTTACGTTGTGGTCGTCAAAGAAGTTACTTATACAAAGGCCTTAAAGTACCAGGCAGAGATTTAACAATACCTGAATTTAATAAATTATTGGATTGGTTTACAAGAATATCTTTTTGTGGTCAATATTCAGACCCAATACATCACCCAAAAATAAACGAATTATTAAAAATCACAAAAGAACGTGGTACTAAAGTTGAAGTACATGTAGCTTCATCTTTAAAACCTATGCAACATTATATCAATGCCTTTCAAGCAAACCCTAAAGCAAATTGGATATTTGGTATAGATGGCATGCCTGAAGATAGTAGAATATATAGAAAAAATCAAGATGGCGAAAAACTATTTAAGATTATGTTAGAAAGTAAAAAGTATCTTTCCACAAAACCATTATGGCAATATATTATATTCAGTTATAATGAAAGGAGTATTGGGCAAGCAATGAAAATGGCCAAAGATAATGATGTTAATTTTATAATAATTAATAGTGCAAGATGGACAGATGATGATGATTGGTTAAAGCCTAAAACAAAAAGTACATTAAATGACCATAGCGAACATCAATCCATTGAGGAGTGTGTAAGGGGTGGTTGTTTTGATAGGAAAAACGGAGATGATTAAAAAAAGAATTGGAGGAATTAATAGGTCTGCTGATATTAGAAGAATCAATAACTCTTTAGGAGCTAAATCACCATTAAGAGCAAAAGGAGATATTGAGTTAGACCCTTTATGTTTTAAAGACGCAATTGCTTTAGCAGTTTCTAATCAAGGTGTATTACTACCTTGTTGTAGAATTGACGATCCAAATACAATGAACGACCCATTAATGCAAGATATGTTGAAAGCAAGTGTTATAGATGATAACAATAAAATAGAAGATATATTAAAATCAAAACAATGGAAACAATTTGCAGAAGACTTATCAAATAATATAGGACCAAATGCATGTAGGACTACATGTGCTAAGTCAAAAAAATATACACAAGTGGTAGAATGGATAGATACTGAAAAAGGTGAAGCAACACATGTGGAGAAAAAATAATGAAAATATTAATATTTCTTTTAGCAATGTTTTATGCTACAACAATACAAGCATTAGACTTGTTAATGTATTCAAACAAGCATTGTCATATTTGTCAAGCATTTATTAAACAAGTCGCCGAAGACTTTAGCTATTCATATGGTTCTAAAAATAAAGAATTACCACTTACTATTATAGAACATAATGAAGAACCTTTTTGGTTTATAATGGCAATGAACGAAAATAGAATTAAAGGTATTAGAGGAACACCAACTTTTATTATATGGAATGGTAGAAAAGAAGTTGCAAGATTAGTAGGCTATTCTAGTAAAGAAAGTTTCTATAGTAGATTAGATGAAATGTTTAAAAAATGATAACAATATTAAAAGTAATATTAGGTTTTTTGTTTATCTGTCTATGTGGTGGAGTTATATTTTATGTCTTGTTAGACCTTAAACCTTGGAAGAAAAAGAAAAAAGATATTGATGAAAAAGTTGAAAATGATACAGATAGCAACCACTAAAGATATTCCAGAGTTATGTATTCTTCTTAACTATCTATTTGAAAAAGAAGTTGAGTTTAAACCTAATTATAAAACACAAAGTCGTGGTTTAGAAATGATACTCAACAATAACAATATTGGTAATATTTTTGTTGCAAAAAAAGATGAAGATATAATTGGAATGGTTTTACTTTTATATACAGTATCAACAGCATTAGGTGAACGAGTTGCTATACTTGAAGATATGATTGTGTCTCCTGATTATAGAGATTCAGGTGTTGGTTCAAAGTTATTAGATTATGCTATAGAATATGGAACTAAAAAAGGATGTAAACGAATTACTTTACTTACAGATAAAACAAATGTACAAGCACAAACATTTTATAAACGACATAACTTTAATCCTTCAACAATGATTCCATTTCGTAAGATGATAAAGGATTAGAAATGGATAACATACTACAAGAAAAAATTAACAAAAAATATGATGCTGGGTTTACAACAAACGTTGAATCAGTAACATTACCACCAGGCCTTAACGAAAACACAATAAAACAAATTTCAAAAATTAAAAAAGAACCTAAATGGTTACTTGAATTTAGATTAAAAGCATACCGTAGATGGAAAATTTTAAAACAACCCGATTGGGCAAATCTTAATATTAAGCCTATAGACTATCAAGCAATATCATACTACTCAGCACCAAAAGTAGGTCCTAAATCATATGATGATGTTGATCCAGAAATTAAAAAAGATTTTGAAAGATTAGGAATACCATTAACTGAAAGAGCCAAACTAGCAGGAGTGGCCGTTGACGCTGTATTTGATTCTGTATCCGTTGCTACTACATTTAAAGAAGAATTATCAAAAAAAGGAATTATATTTTGTTCATTTTCAGACGCAGTACAAGAACATCCTGATCTTGTAAAAAAATATTTAGGATCAGTTATACCTATAAGTGATCATTCATTTGCCGCTTTAAATTCTGCTGTATTTACAGATGGTTCATTTGTATATGTGCCACCAGGAATAAGATGTCCAATGGAGTTAAGTACATATTTTAGAATCAATGCGGCTAACACAGGACAGTTTGAAAGAACTTTAATTATAGCAGACAAAGGCAGTTATGTAAGTTACCTTGAAGGTTGTACAGCACCAATGAGGGATGAGAATCAACTACACGCTGCTAACGTAGAACTTGTAGCACTAGATGACGCAGAAATAAAATATTCAACAATACAAAACTGGTACCCAGGAGATCCTATTACAGGTAAAGGCGGTATATACAATTTTGTTACTAAACGTGGCAAGTGCAAAGGACGTAATTCAAAAATCTCTTGGACACAATTTGAAACTGGTTCTGCTATAACTTGGAAGTATCCATCTTGTTTATTAATGGGTGATAATTCAGTAGGAGAATTTTATTCAGTTGCATTAACAAATGGAAAACAACAGGCTGACACAGGTACTAAAATGATTCACATGGGTAAAAATACTAAAAGTATAATTATATCAAAAGGAATATCTGCAGGACATTCATCAAATACGTACAGAGGTTTAGTAAAGATTTTGAAAAATGCAAGTAGTTCAAAAAACTTTACACAATGCGATTCATTAATACTAGGTAGCCATTGTTCTGCTCATACAGTACCATATATTGAAAATAAAAATTCAACAAGCCATTGTAATCACGAAGCAACTACATCTAAACTAGATGAAGAACAACTATTTTATGTAAGACAACGTGGACTAAAAGATGAAGACGCTAGAAACTTGCTTATATCAGGTTTTTGCAAAGATGTATTTCAAAAACTACCTATGGAATTTGCAGTAGAGGCACATAAACTATTAGAAGTTAGTATGGAAGGATCAGTTGGATAGTAAAAGGTAAAATGAAAAAGAAATTAGTAATTGGTGGTTGTAGTTGGTCAGATATTGAATATGTTAATTTAATAAATTCACCAAAAGGTGTTGTACCAGGGCAAAGGTATGATGGTGATATAATTACTATAAAGAATTTTCCTAATTGGGCACAACTACTAGCAAAAAAATTAGATATGGAATTAGTTTGTTTAGCAAAGTGTGGTTTTGGTCAACAAGGAATATTCTCAACAATACAAGATTACGTGGCGTCACATGATCCAAAAGAAATTGGTTTATGTATTGCAGCCTGGTCAAAAAGTCAAAGAGCAAATTGGCAAAAAATTTGTTTAAAATGGGATGATAGTAAACCTAATTTATACGGTCATGTACATTTTTGGATATTAGATTCATTAAGATACATGTATGCCTTTCAAACATTAATGGAAAATAATAGAATACCATATAGACATTTTCAAATGATTTCTTTATTTATAGATCATCTATATGAAGTAGAATATAAAGATAATGGTATACCATTTAGAAAGATATATAATAGTTGTTGTGATGTAATTAAAACATCACCATACTTCCATAAAATGAAAAACTTTATTGGTTGGCCTATCATTGACGAATGTGGTGGTTTTGTTCTTGGTGATGTACAAATACATAAAAATTGGGGAGTGGAAAATAGATTAGCCAATAATATACCTAATTCTACCTTTAATCCTGCTAATAGTACTTATGAAGAACGGCAGAAGAACTCCGTATCCGAGGAAAGAGTACACGACAAAGATACAGATATGAAGTTATTAAATGTGGAGGACGATGGAAGAACATTATATAAAATAGCTCCAAAAGATTTAGTTAATTATGATTATGTTATTAGTAAAGCTAATACACACCCAAATAAAAAAGGACATGAATGGCTTGCAAACTATATAAAGTTGTACGGATTTAATAGTCAAAGAGTGCAAGAAAAGGATAAAATATGAAAGTAGGATTTACGTGTAGTGCTTTTGATTTGTTACATGCTGGTCATGTACAGATGTTAAAAGACGCTAAAGAAGAATGCGATTACTTGATTGTTGGATTACAAACTGATCCAACTATAGATAGACCAAAAGAAAAGAAAAAACCAATACAAACATTGGTAGAGAGAAGTATACAACTTAATGCTATAAAATATGTAGATGAAGTTATACCATACGAAACAGAAAAAGATTTAGAAGATATATTCCAAATGTATAATATATCAGTTAGAATTATAGGTGAAGAATATCAAGGTAAGAATTTTACTGGTAAAGAGATATGTGTTAAGAAACACATAAAGATTGTTTACAATAAAAGAGAACATAGGTTCTCCACCACCGATTTAAGAAAACGTATTATAGATAGTTAATTATATCTAAAATAGTTATTGTTTGGATTTCTATAATATAAACTAAATGTATCAGCACCAAAAATATGACAAAAAGATTGAGGTCTTTTGTAATTTGGTTTTGAACAACCTCTATATCTATATCTAACTTTCTTGGCGTTTTTAGCTCTAGTAATTTCTTTAAAGTATTTTAAATACTTAATTGGTATACCAGCAGCTATACAAGACCCTTGATATTTAAATGGGTCTAACATATGTTTAAGTAATAATGGGTTTACTATATTTCTAAAAACTCTATCACGTCTATTCATATTATCCTCTTAATCTTCTTTGTGAATCCATATACAAAGGACCAGTCCATTTGATATGGTAATTGCCATTTAGTACATTTCCTCTAGGAGAATTTAAAGCAGGTGCATTATAACCAGCCGCTTTTAATATATCGCCTTTTTTAAAGTGTTTAAAATCATTTATTACGATAAATGCAAAAACACCTCTGTCATGTACGATCTTAATGTACTTTTGACCTTTTTTTACTGTTGTTTTATTATCCCAATTTGCGATTTCTTCTTTTGAGTAGTCAGAAACGTTACCATTTTTGTCGGTAGTCCAAGAAACATAATCTGCCTTGGCACCATTCATCATATTTTTAACTCCTTCATCTAAAGAAGTTGCTTTTAAATTAACAATTGTCATTATTTCCCTCCATAGTGTATAATGTTAATATGCCTGAAATTAACATAATTCCAAACATTACAAAGAACATTGGCCAGTTATCGTTTCCTAAACAATGACCACCACAATCTTCAATGAAACCAACTGCCATTATAGCAGAAAGTATAGTTGTAATACTAAAAAAAGTATTCATAGTGTTTTCCTTTATTATTTTCATTTATTGGTCCACTATACCAGATAAATATAGAAAAGTCAACAAAAAAATGCTCAAAAATACAAAAAATATACGTAAAATGGCGCTTTTTTTAGCCTGTTCGCTTTTTGTTCTAGTTTCTTGCTCAAAAAATGTTGAAAATTGCAGATTTTTTGATTTTGATACAGAATCAGTAAAAAAATATGCAAAAAATTTATCCGGAAATGATCTTTATACTCATATTCGCTGTAATTTTTAAACCTAAATAATATTATGATTTATTGTATGAATTGTGGAAATAAATCTCACGAAGATGTTCTAAAAAGAACGGAAATAGACGAAAATGGCAGAATTTACGAAATTGTCGTTTGTCAATATAATAGAATTGAAGAAAATATAGAAATAGAGGAAAATGATGAGTAAAATGCGAGAATTTAAATTTATAGATGATGAAAAAGGCGAAAAAATAATAGAATCAACTTCATTTAAGAAAGCAGTTAAATCTTTTCAAAATCAAGTTAAACAAAAAATGGTATACGTTGAATGGGTAAGTAAAAAAGGTCTGGAAATGACCAAATGGCAAATATTACCATTAGGTAGAAAAGACAAAATAGGAAGATAATGCCAGCAGTTAGTAGAAAAGGCGACGCTTTAAGTACAGGACATGCTTGTGTAGGTTCAACTATACTTGATACACCAGGACAAGGTACTTGTAGAGCAAATAGTATTCTAATTGCTAGAGTTACCGATCCAACTGTACCTCACCCAGCGCCTCCAATACCTCCTTGCCCGAATCATGTTAAAGTTGTTAACGTTGGCTCTTCAACTGTTAGAGTACATAGCTTAGCAGTAGCAAGAATTGGCGATAGTACAGACGCAGGAGCTATGACTGCAGGATCATCAAATGTTTTTAGCGGTTAATTACCAATTGTCGTATAAATATAAGCATGCCAAACTTTGATAGTAGCAATACAAACAATAGCAAAAGAGCAAATAGAATCTATAAAGACTTGGATTTGAATTTTGGTCGTAATCCTGTTACTAATGATGTAAACAAATTGACCGATGTAGAGGCTGTTAAACGAAGTGTTAGAAATTTAATACAAACTTCTCACTTTGAGAGACCTTTTCATCCAGAAATTGGCAGTGATGTTAGAAGTATGTTATTTGAACCAATGACACCTCTTACAGCGCTTAATTTACAAAGAAAGGTTAACGAAGTTCTTGATAATTTTGAGCCTAGAATTAAATTAGTACAAATTTTAGCTAGACCAGACCTTGATAGAAATAGTTATCACTTAACAATAATGTTTTATGTTATAGGTACAACAGAGCCGGTAACAATAGAAACATTTTTAGAAAGATTAAGATAATGGCAAGTAATAAACTCGTAGTATCAGATTTTGATTTTGATAACGTCAAAGCAAACTTAAAAACATTTTTACAAAATCAACCAGAATTTTCAGACTATAATTTTGAAGGATCAGGCTTTGCCGTTCTTTTAGATACGTTAGCTTACAATACACACTATCTTGGTTTCAATGCCAATATGTTTGTAAATGAATCTTATTTAGATTCTGCTGACATAAGAAAAAATATAGTATCATTAGCAAAAGCAATCGGTTATACTCCATCATCTGTTAGAGCGCCAATGGCTGAAATTGATATTTTAGTTAACAACGCTTCAGGCTCAAGTATATTAATGAATAAAGGAACAACGTTTACAACTACAGTAGATGGAACAGGATATAACTTTCTTACTAACGAAGATATTACAATCACACCTTTAAACGGTGTTTATAAGTTTTCAAATGTTAAATTATACGAAGGTACTTTAGTTACTTTCAAATATACAGTTGATAGCTCTGATTCAGATCAAAGATTTATGATAAGAAATATAGACGCTGATACTTCTACTTTAAAAGTAACAATTCAAAACTCTGTATCAGATTCAACATTAAATACTTACACATTAGCTACAGGTTTAAGAAATTTAAATAATACATCTAAAATTTACTTCTTACAAGAAACAGATACAGGTAAATTTGAAGTTTACTTTGGTGATGGTGTTATAGGAAATAAATTAGAAGATGGTAACATAGTTATTTTAGAATATATTGTTACAAATCAAGAAGAAGCTAATGGCGCTAGTAAATTTGAATTAGGTTCCAGTATTGGAGCATTTTCAAATGTAACTATAACTACTAAATCAAATGCTCAAGGCGGATCAGACGAAGAAGAAAAAGAGTCTATTAGATTTAATGCACCTCTACAATATACAGCACAAGATAGAGCTGTCACAGCAACAGATTACGAAACAATAGTAAGATCAATTTATCCTAATACATTATCAGTTAGTGCATGGGGTGGAGAAGATGATGAAACACCAGTTTATGGTGTAGTAAAAATTTCTATAAAAGCAGCTTCAGGTTCAACTTTAACCGAGGCAACAAAAGCTTCTATTGTAAAAGATTTAATACCTTATAATGTAGCGGCTGTTAGACCAGAAATTATTGATCCAGAAATAACATCAATTTTATTAACTACTACTGCTAAGTACGATAAAAAAGGTACTAGTAAATCCGATGATACATTAAAATCAGAAATAATTACAGCTATTACAAATTATAATAGTTCTACTTTACAAAAATTTGATGGTGTATTCAGATTTTCTAAATTAACAGGTTTAATAGATGATGTTGATACAAGTATTTTATCAAATATAACAACTATTAAAATGAGAAAAAATTTTACACCAACTATATCGTCTTCAACAAAATATGATATATATTTTAGAAATTCAATATGGGATCCACATGATAGTCATCCATCAGTTTTAACATCAACAGGATTTAAAGTTTCAGGTAGTAATAATGAAATGTTTTTAGATGATGATAGTAAAGGTAATGTTAGAAGATATTATCTAGTAAGTGGTGTTAAAACATATGCTAACTCAACACAAGGTACTATTAATTATGAAACAGGTCAGGTAACTTTAAATTCATTAAACGTAGCTTCAATATTAAATATTAGAGGTGTTGTTTCTAATGTTATTGAATTAACAGCTACGCCAAAATCAAATGATATAGTTCCAGTTAGAAACCAAGTTGTAGAGATAGATGTTTCAAATTCAAACATAACTGTAGAGGAAGATACTTTTGTAGGTGGTTCATCTGAAGCTGGCGTAGGCTATACAACTACAACAAGTCATTAATAAACAATGGCGAAATTTGATAATAAAATTTCCAACTTAATACCGACTCAACTACCGGATTTCGTAGTTGACGATCACCCAAAATTTGTAGAGTTCTTAAAAACTTATTTTCAATTTATGGAGGCTGCCGAATTACAGGTAACTTCTATTCAAACTACAGACGGAATAACTTTAGAAAATCAAACAGGCGTTGCTAACAATTTAGTATTAGATGGTGGATCACTTGGTGCTGAACATACACAATTAGATTTAGATGATAAAATTATATTAGAAGATAGTACATATGGTAAATTTACATTTAAAGAAACTATAACAGGACAAACTTCTAAAGCAACAGCTACAGTATTAACGGAAGATTTAGATAATAATAGATTATTCATATCATCACAAGATAAATTTATAATTGGTGAAATAGTTGTTGGTACAATTTCTAATGCGTCAGCTGTTGTTAATTTATATAGACCTAATCCAGTTAATACAATTCAACAATTAACAAACTTTAGGGATCCTGATAAAGTTATTTCAAATTTTTTAGATAGTTTTAGGGACGAGTTCTTTCAAACTATACCAGAAAATTTAGCTTCAGGATTAAACAAAAGAAATTTAATAAAAAATATTAAATCGTTATATAAACTAAAAGGCACACAAAAAGGTCACGAATTATTTTTTAGAATATTATTTAACGATAGCTCTGAAACATTTTATCCTAGAGAAAACTTGATGAAAGTATCTGACGGTAAATGGGATACTAAAACAGTTTTAAGAGTAATAGCTACACAAGGTAATACTTCATCTTTAGTTGGAAGAAAAATTACAGGTAATACTTCTAACGCAACAGCAATAATAGAACATGTTACTAAATTTTATATTGGTGCTAGTGAAGTTTCTGAAGTTACTATAAACAAAGATACTATCATAGGTACTTTTCAAGTAGATGAAGAAATACAAGGTACAGCAACTGATACAGACGATTATTATATTTTAGCAAATATTTCAGGAATACCAGGAACAAAAACAATTACTAATGACGGTAATTTATATACTACAGACGATATTATAACAGTCACAGGTGGTGGAGAACAAGCTGCTTTTCAAGTTAGTGATGTTGGTTCTGGTAAATTAACGGAAGTTATTGTTGACGCCGGGGGTTCTGGTTATGAAATTGGAGATGAATTAAGTTTTGTAAATACAGGAACATTTGGATCAGGTGCTAAAGGTGTAGTTACTGTTGTTAATGGTGCTGTAGCACATGAAGATACAGATCATGTAGTATTAGAAGATCAGACAACTTCAGGAGATCATCTTACAGGAGATAAAATTGTTTTTGAATCAGATACAGGTACAGGAGATATTACAGACGTTTACTTATATAATGGTGGTGACGGATATAAAACTTTACCAACAGTTACGGTAACATCTTCAGCTGGTGCAAATGCAAACTTATTATCTTATGGTACAGAAGTAGGAAAAGTTTTAGGAATAACAACAACAAATTTAGGTATTAAATATCAAAATTCTCCTACACCTCCAACATTATCTTTTGTAAATAATTTATTTTTGATAGGTGTTACAGGAAGTTTTGGAACCGGATTAACTTTAACAGGTGCTTCTTCAGGTGCAACAGGATTAATAACAGATTGGGATTCAGATAGAAATATATTAAAATTAAAAAATGTATCAGGTACTTTTCAATTAAATGAAACAGTATCAACTGGAGGAGGTGATGGTACTTTAAAATATTTAGATTTAACTACAACAACTGTAGATGTCACTGCTGTAGTAGATACAGATGGTACTTTCTTAAATGAAAAAGGATTCCTTTCAGAAAATACTATGAAAGTACAAGATAGTTTATACTATCAAGATTATTCTTATGTATTAAAAGTAGGTAACTCAATTAATTTATGGAGAGACGCATTTAAAAAAACAATGCATACTTCAGGTTTCTATTTTACAGGTCAAATTGATTTAGAG